TTCGGCGACTGGTTTCGCGTTTGTCTACAACAACGGCTGTGCGAACCGCGACAACGCGTCCAACGCTCATGGCGTGCGCCCCGTTTTCGCAATCTGCTGATCTTAATCTCCGCCCCTTGTGGGCGGAGTTAATACGAAAGGAGTGATAAAATGTCAGTAATAATCGGCTCTGCTCGCATTGATGAGAATGGGAACGCTCACGGAGGTCAGGCTGGGGATCAGACAGGGCGTGAGGTTTCCACTCAGGAGTTTTATATGCACTCAAAGGGCTGGATCATAGCCAGATTCAAGGATAGAACTCAGTCTGAAAAATGTGCTAAGGCTATGAAACAGGCTTGCAGTAACCCTAACATCGGATATGACCAGTATCAGCGTGATGGTGTATGGGCGCATGGTACGGCATCCAAAGTCAAAACGGAAACTGACTGCTCTGCGCTTGTCAGACGATGTATTTTTGAGGCGGCTGGGATTGATGTTGGAAACATCCGTACAATAACGATGGAGCAGGCTCTGACAAAATCAGGACTTTTCAAACCGCTCATACAGTATTCACCCGGGATAGAGCTTCGTACCGGCGATATACTCTTTACCGGTCATCTGGGGCATCCTGTGTCAGGCCATACGGTTGTAGTGGTCGAAGCTGATAATCATACGGTAGCAAGGCCAACACTCAAAAAAGGATCAGTAGGGCATGAGGTAAAACTCTTGCAGAAAAACCTCAATTCACTCGGGATCAAGGATGATTCTGGTAATAAACTCGAAAGAGATGGAGAGTTTGGCAAACTGACCGATCAGGCGTTAAGACGCTTCCAGAAGATCTATAAACTTGAGATCGATGGGATATATGGTAATAAATCTTATGCTGCTATGACGGATGCGCTTAAATAGCGTGTATACCTCATAGATTTACTCCCAAAGTAGCCCTCCTATTCGGATCGTAAGATCTGGGTGGGAGGGGTTGCTTTTTATGGAATATTGTGATATAATCCCAGTATAATTTTTAATTCGTCACATTTAAGTCGCAAAAATGCCGATAAATGACGAAATTTCGATATGCTGGAATTGTTCTTTTATAACCGTGCTAAAAATTTTACTAAAGTAGAATAGCGTATTTTCGGAATAGTTAAAAGTTAAATCAGACCGAAAACGACCAAAAATGATAGTAAAAAGTCGCAAATAAGTCACAAGAAATATGATTATTTTTAGTATTGTTTTCCAACATTCGCACAACAATTTTCATGCCACATAATACTTTTTCCACCTTTTTAAACGAGGGGCATCCCGGTCAAGATGCCCCTCATATTTTTATGCAAAATCTGTCGTTTGTATTTCTTGATCACTTAATCATCTCGATTGCTTCTCTTAGTTCCTCAATCGTTTTATGCGTGTAAACGCTCTCACCGACTCCAAAAGATTTATGCCCCATTATTCGATCAATACAGACGCGGTTAGCTCCAGCTGAGTCGAGTCTGCTCCGAAGGGTGTGCCTACACTCATGGGGCGTGTGTTTCATTCCAAGTGATGCCATATACTCATTCCAATTGTTTCTGAAGCCTGAGCTCGATATCTTTCTACCAGCAAGATAACCATCATCCATCGTTTTTTCTACGATTTCTTTGATTCTGGGATGGATCGGAACAGTACGATTTCTACCGGCCTTCGTTTTTATTCCTCCGGTCATCGTCCAGTTCTCAAGATCGACCTGATCATCTCGCATCGTCAAAAACTCCGTGATGCGAAAGCCACTGTAAAGTAAAATCAAGGCACAATTTTTTATCCAAGAATCCTGACTGCTCCATATCTTTTCAATCTCATCTTCCGTAAACACTACCTTAGTAGTATCAGGCATTTCCCCAGCATCTACGAGCATATAATTCATTTTAACTATAATATCTAATTCGAGAGCATAACGATCAAGATGCATCAAAAGTGTTCGGATGTTTGCCTTTGATGAGTGGGAGAGATGACACTCATCTACGACATTTTGCATCTGGTACGCTTTGATTTTCCTATATTTTTCTTTGTAAAGCCTACCACAGTAACCGTATGCCGTCATAAGAGATTTCCTGTGATTTATCCGCAATTTGTCAGCACGTCGTTTCAGCCACAGCTCATAAAGGTCTTCAAAAGTGATATTAACCGCATCCACATTCCAATATTCTGAATTGTAATCAGCCAGTATTTTGAGAGCTTCTTCCTTCGTTGCGGCATAGCCGATTGTTTTTTGTCTGCCGGTCGTTCCTTCTCTCACTCGGTATGGTTTACGTCGTTGCCCGGACATTTTGGTTATGGATCCGTATCCGTTTGGGTTTCTCATATGATCACCTCCCTTCCATTTACGGCAAGATCTCCAAGATATTACTATATATTTTATTTTTTATACAGAATCTTTGCGTTTTACAGACTTTTTCAAAAATGTAAAGAAGTTCAAATTATCCGTTCCATCTTTCCGTAAATCTTGGAAACACCCGATTTTTCGTGGCTTGTTCAACGGCAAGATCTAAATTTAGATCTTGAAGACTTCTTATTTATATGTGTTTAAGATCTGTTCCATCATCCCGACCACTTTACCCTTGTCAAACTCCTTGAGCTGGGTGAACAGGTGGACGGCATACGTTGCATCCTTGCCGCACATTTTTTCGATATAGTCAAACAGATGTGACTGATCAGACAGTTCCCGGAGCTGCGTACGCTCGATCTCGATACCGTTCAGGAGATAATCGACGGTTGTATCTAAAGCCTTCGCAAACTTAACCAGATCATCGGCTTGGGGTTGTCTTGTCCCGGCTTCGATCTTGTTGACTGACGATCTTGAACTGTACCCAACTTTGTTGGCAAGTTCTTCCTGAGAGAGCCCGATCTCCATTCTTTTACTTTTGATTCGATCACCGATATTCATTTTAACCACCTCCCTTCAAGCCCTATTATAAGGGATTTTTTAATAAAAATCAATTATTTTTGAATAATTTATCAAAAAAACTGTTGACAATTTGCCAACATTTTGTTATCATATGCTTGCAGGTCAAAATCAAGGAGGTGAGGGACAATGAAACGGAAGATGTTGTGGTATGCAAAAGAAGTTGCTTTGGACACTATCATTTTCGTAATGATGTTCTTGGTGGTTTTTCTCCTCTTTGGAGCGGTTCCGGTGTGATTGGAGGTGACGAATATGCCGGATTATGAAGCTATGATATTAGAAAGGCAGGAAGCATATGAGGCGTGTGGTGATTGTGATCCTGATTGTTGCCAAGGATGTGTACATGCTGGCTACTGTCCGGACTATAGCGAAGGAGATGTTTATGGAAGGGAGGTGATCAGGAGAAATGATTGATGTTGAACTGTTAAAGCAGAAGATAAAGGACTCGGGAATCACGATCAAGTTCATTCATGAAAAGCTCAATCTGAGTTATCAGGGCTTTATGAATAAGCTAAATGGAGATTCAAAGTTCAATGTCGAGGAGATGCAGAAGTTATCTGAGATACTTCATTTATCAGCTGAAGAGGAAGACTTGATTTTTTTACACCCAAAATGTAGCCAAAATGCCAACAAAGGAGAGTGATTCATATGACATTCGGACAGAAATTGAAGATCGTTATGGAAGACAGGAATCTGTCACAGTCTGACATTTGCAGGATGACAGACATTAGTGCTCCATCGATCAGCCAATACATGAATGGGCATAACGAACCTACAGCCAAAAGGCAGAAGCAGATCAGCGAGGCTCTGGGACTTCCGGAAGATTACTTCTCATCTATATGTCCTGAAGCTGAGATCGTTTCGGATCCGGATGTGAGTCTTCCGGTTGGAGTAGCTGCAAAACTCATGGGTAAATCCAAAGAGTGGATGATGCAGGGATTGCAGGACGGTGTCTTTCCATTCGGATATGCGGTTAAAATGGAGCGTTGGAGCTACTGGATAAGCAGAGTGAAGTTTACAGAGTACACAGGAATTGAGGTTCCAGAAAGGAGTTGTCAGAGTGAATCATCCAGTTGATGGCTACGACGGGCTGTATGAAGTTAGTGATCGAGGTGCTGTCTATTCTGTAAGATCGGGAAAAGAACTAAAACAGTGGATGCTGAGAAATAAGAATGGGCGTACTGATTACTGTGTTTCATTGTGTAAGGATGGTAAGAAACAGAATATGCTTGTAGCGCGACTTGTAGCTATAGCATTCATTCCGAATCCAAATGACCTTCCCCAAGTTAATCACATTGATGGGGATAATCACAATAACAATGTAGAAAATCTCGAATGGATCTCTAATCGAGATAACACTATTCACGCTTATAAGAACCATCTTCGAAAACGGAAAATCATTTGGGTTACAGATGGAAGTGAAATCATTCCATTGAGATCACTCTGTATCCGGGAGAACGTCAATTACAAAAAGGTACATTATCGGATTAAAAATCTCGGATGGGATCTCACAAAAGCCATTGATGAGAAAAGGGGGTGGTCACTGTGTCGTGTGTGAATCTATACAAGCATCAGACAGATGCTCTCGATCAGGTTAAGGATCGCAATCGTGTAGCTTTTTACCACGATATGTAGCTATTGGATTAGGCAAGACTTACACAGGAAGTGAGAAGCTCCGTTCGTTCAACACGCACATAAATCTCATCGTGTGCCAGAAGTCAAAAAAAGATGATTGGATCGAGCATCTTCAAAAATATGTCGCTTATACACCTGAGTTTGTGTATGACCTGACGGACAAAAAGCAGTATTCTGACTTTTTCAAACACGCATCGAGCGAGGGCGAGAATTGTTACGGAGTTATCAATTACGATCTTGTCTTCAGGCGACCGGAACTATTATCACTTGAAGGGCTGACTCTGATGTTGGATGAATCATCTTTGATATCCAACGAGAAGGCAAAGAGGACGAAGTTCATCCTCAAAATCAGTGCGAAGAATGTGATCCTGTTGTCCGGGACACCCACTGCCGGTAAGTATGAGCGGCTATGGAGCCAGCTGAAACTTCTCGGATGGGATATTACAAAGCGTACCTATTACACTCAGTATATCATCACTGAATATATCGAGAATCGTCAGACAGGGTTTATGATTCCGGTTGTTAAGGGGTACAAAAATGTTGAGCGACTGAAACGGAAGCTCAGGGAGTACGGAGCCGTGTTCTTAAAAACTGAGGAAGTGATGGATTTACCAACTAAGAACTTCATCGAGGTCAAAAATCCGACTCCAAAGCACTATAAGAAGTTCATGCGTAAGGGCTATATCGTTATCGATGACAGGGAATATGTCGGAGACACGATGTTGTCAAAGCGGATTTATGCAAGGATGATATGTTCAGTCAATCCTGAGAGGATAGCAGCGTTTAAGGATTTGGTGGAGAGCACAAACGACAGACTGATCGTGTTCTATAACTACAATGATGAATTGTTGCAGCTCCGATCAGCGTGTATCGATTTGGAGCGACCTGTCAGCATCATAAATGGAGAGAATAAGGATCTGGAAGCGTACAATACATCAGATGACAGCGTTACGCTGGTTCAGTATCAAGCCGGAGCTATGGGGTTGAATCTCCAGCTATCCAACAAGGTCATATTCTACAGCCCGACTGATAGAGTTGATTTGTGGATGCAAGCTCAAAAGCGGATCCATCGTATAGGTCAGGACAGGCCGTGCTACTATTATAAACTCAGCTGCAAGGACACGATTGAAGAGAGAATATATGAGGCACTCGATAAGGGTGTTGATTATACAGATGATCTGTTTAAGGAGGAACTGGAAAGATATGCTGATTAAGAGGGTGCCAAGGAAAAAAGACATAGCAAAGCGGATGATCATAACATGGGCGGTGGTGTTTACTGCTGGGCTGATCATCGGAGCAGTGATAGGAGGTTTGATATGGTAGAAGCAAAGGAAGAATTCACAGAGGCCGAGATTGTTGCATTTGAGAATAAGTATTTGCAGAGTTTCAAGGATCTCGCCCATCTGGAAGTAATGAAGAAGCAGATGGAAGATAAGTCAAAGAAGATCAGAGAGCAGATAGAAGCTGCGATGAATGAGTATGGGATCACCAAGATTGACAATGAATTTGTATCAGTCACTTGGATTCAGGAGAATCCCGGCAAGGAAACAGTCGATCTGGAGGCATTTAAGAAGAACGAACCGGAAGAGTATGAGGATCTTCTGAAAGACTATCCGAAGATTACCGGCAAGAAAAAGGCTTATGTGAAGATATCAGTAAAGGGGGATAAGAAAAAATGAAACAGATAAGCGTAAACATCGAGATCAATGGAAAAGCACTTCAGGAGTTCATTAAATCAAACGGATCGAGTGCAGGCCGTATCGATAAAGAGCTTGGATTTTCGAACGACTACACAAGGCGCTGCATCCAGCGTGGAAAGATCGATGAGGACAGATTTAAGAAGATTCTCGGAAACTACAGAGAAGACTGGGAGTATTCAGATATACAGACAAATTATGATCTGACAGAGATCCCATCATGGCAGCTTGAGCGTGAGATCGAGCGAAGAGGGCTTAGAGGATGACACCTGAAAAGCGTTTCGAAAATCAGATCAAAGCATGGTTCCATAGATCAGGGATATATCCTGCCGGTTGTCTTGAGCATAAGATGAAAGTGGATCCTGTGGGGTGGTACACGAAAGTATGGGGTGGCGGATATCAAAGATCAGGTATCCCTGACATCGTAGCATGTGTTAAGGGCATATTCGTAGCCATTGAAGTTAAGTCATCCACAGGTCATCCGTCGGAGCTCCAAAAGCTGAACATCCGTAGGATTAACGAAGCCGGGGGCGTGGGAGTGGTCTTATGGCCTGAAGGGTTTGAAGAGTTTAAGAGTATGATTAAGGGGGTGGTCGCTTGCGATGGTCATATTCAAGAATTGACACATTTGAAAAATGTCCATTCAAATTCAAAATGCGATACCTTGACAAGCAAAATATAGATGAGGAGCTGACGGCAGATAATGCGCTTGTGGTTGGAACTATGATGCATGAGGCTTTGGAAATAGGCATGGATAAAGCCATACATAACTACTTTTTCAAATATCCAATAATTTCTGATGAGCACGAAACAGAAGCTATGAAGGTAGAGATGATTGTATCCAAGGCGAAAGAACAGCTGCCACCCGGAGGAGCGTTCGAGGTTGCTATCCAAACTCCTGATTTTATCGGGTATATCGATTATATCGTTCCGGTCGGACATAACGAATATGACATATATGATTTCAAGTACACATCAAAGTTCGACCGGTATAAATACTCAGCTCAGCTACATTTGTATAAATACTTTTTTGAGAAAGCGTTCCCCAGACGCAAGATCAGGGATCTGTATTACTTCCTGATCCCGAAGGTTGGGATCAGACAAAAAGCAGATGAATCAATCATCACATACAGACAGCGCATCAGAAAAGAGTGTGAGTTGGTTGGTGTCAATGTTATGAAAGTGAATTATGATCCGGATAAGGTCATTAAGTCACTTTTGAACATAAAAAAAGCAATGGAAGCCAAGAAGTTTCCCACACGAGAAAACGATTATTGCTTTTTCTGCGAGTACAGGGAGATTTGCGGCATCCAAAATAACAAAAAGGAGGAAAAGATTATGTTTCAGTTACCCGAAAACAAGCGCCGGACAATCTCCGACGCACCGAGACGGACAATCTGGATGTATGGAGCTCCGTTCTCGGGTAAGACTACTTTTGCAAACGGATTCCCGGATCCACTCATGATCAACACGGACGGCAACACCAAGTATGTCGATGCTCCGGTAATCCGCATCCGTGATGAGGTTAAACAGTCAGGAAGGATCACAGAGAGAACATACGCTTGGGAGATTTTCAAGGATGTGATCGCTACGCTTGAGCTCAAGGATAACACATTTAAGACTATCGTGGTTGACCTTCTGGAAGATCTTTATGAGCACTGTCGTCTGTATATGTACTCTGAACTGAACATCACACATGAGTCAGATGATAGTTTCAGAGCGTGGGATAAGGTTACGATGGAGTTCCTTACCACGATCCGCAGGCTTATGAATCTTGATTATGAAAATATTATCCTGATAAGTCACGAGGATACAACTAAGGACATAACCAAGCGATCAGGCGATAAGGTCACATCGATTAAACCGAACTTGAGAGATAAGGTGGCTCTCAAGATAGCCGGAATGGTTGATATCGTGGCAAGGGTGGTATCTGAGGACGATAAGAGAACATTCACATTTAAGTCAGATGAGGTGGTCTTTGGCGGTGGCCGTCTGAAAGTTGACAGAACAGAAATCCCGCTGGATGTGGATGAACTCTTTAATGTATATAAGGCTGCGACTGAGAAAGCTGCAAGATCATCGTCAAGGCCTAAAAATCCGCTGCCTGAGACTGAAGTTCCATATTTCAGCGAGGAAGCTGACAAGATAGCGGAAGAGACTGAACAGGAGCTTAATGAGGCAGCGGAGGAAACTGAGAAACCAAGACGCCGTGTAAGGCGCACCAGAGACAAGGAGGATTAAGTTATGAGTGCAGACATTTTTGCTGAGTTCGACAAGAAGATCGATCTCAAAGGGCTGACAGATGACATCAAGACCGCAGAGGAGAACGGCGGTAATGGTGAGTTTAAGGACGTTCCTACAGGGGAGTATGAGTGTGAGATCAATAAGATGGAGATAAAGAAGTCTTCCACCAAAAAGCCGATGTTCTCATGCTGGATGAAGATACTTAAAGGCGATTATAAAGGTCAGATGATGTTTATGAATCAGATCATCGAGCAAGGCTTCCAGATTCACATCGTCAATCAGTTTTTGAGGGATCTTGCCCCGGACTTCGATGATGAGATCGAGTTTACCGCAGAGGGTGGCTATACCGCATATAACGATCTCATTATGGATGTTTTCGAGTATGTGACCAAAAATTATGAATACGCCATCAAGAAGGCCAAGAACAACAAGGGATATGACGTTTATTACGTAAACTCCGTATTTGATAAGGAATAAGTCATGAGCTTACTTTTTTACGACTTTGAGGTTTTCAAAAAAGATTGGCTGGTTGTTATCGCTGATATGGAAGCACATAAGATTCATACGATCATCAATGATCCGGATGAGTTGCGTGAGTTCTATGAAGAACATCAGCGTGATATATGGGCGGGATTTAATTCCCGCCACTACGACCAGTATATCCTCAAAGGTATTCTTGCAGGGTTTAATCCCAAAGAGATCAACGATTTTATCATCGTCGATGGTGAACCGGGATGGAAGTATTCAGGGGTGTTCAGAGATTATCAGCTCTGGAACTATGACGTGATGCTCGGAACCGATCGAGGCTTGAAGTCATTCGAGGGTTTCATGGGGAACGATATCAAAGAAACATCTGTTCCGTTTGATATCGACAGAAAACTGACTGATACAGAAATAGAAGAGACTGTCAAATACTGTACACATGATGTAATGCAGACGGCCGAGGTGTTTATGCGTCGCAAGGAAGAGTTTGACACTGTAATGTATTTCATCAACCACTTCAAGCTCCCGATGGACGACATCAACAAGACCAAGTCTCAGCTTGCTGCGAAGATTCTCGGAGGGAACCGAAAAGGCCAGACATTTGATGATGAGTTTGATTTTCCGATCTTTGACTGTGTTCAGCTATCAAAGTATAAGTACATAGCCGAGTGGTACAAAAAGCCTGAGAATCACGACTATCAGAAAAAGCAGGAAGTGATGGTTGCAGGGGTGCCACATATCTATTCGTGGGGTGGTGGGCATGGTGCGATCCCGAAGGTGCATCTGGTCGGTAAGTTCATCATAATCGATGTGACGGCTTACTATCCAAGCATCCAGTGGAAGTATAAGACAGGATATCGTGTCATGGATAACCCGGAGAACTTCGAGTATATCCACAGTTCAAATATTGAGTTTAAGAAAAAAGGCGATAAGAAGGCAAGACTTCCGTTCAAGATCATGGACAATGCTATTTCAGGACAGATGAAACAGCCATCATCTGCGCTCTATGATCCCATGAGTAACAATACGATATGTGTGAACGGTCAGATGATGTTACTCGATCTCATCGAACATTTGGAGCCACACATCAAGCGCCTAATACAGAACAACACGGATGGTATTCTCATCGAGCTGAATGACTATGATAGAGACTTTGACCTGATAGATGACATCGTATATGAGTGGGAGCAGAGAACAGGAATGGAGATGGAGTTTGATACATTCTTCGGTGAGCTCTTCCAAAAAGATGTTAATAACTATCTCCTGATCGATCGTGAGACCGGAGCTATGAAGTGCAAGGGTGCATATCTTAAAAATCTGAATGACCTTGATTATGACCTTCCAATCATCAATAAGGCCATGAAAGAGTTCATGATAAACGGAGTGGATCCGGCTGTCACGATAAAAGGTTGCGATGATCTGAAAGAGTTCCAGTTGGTAACAAAAATCTCATATAAGTATTCTCACATACTGTATGGAACCAAGAAACTCAATGAGAAGTGTATAAGGATATTCGCATCCACATCGAGCAAAGATCCGGGGGTGAAAAAGGTACACAAGCAAACTAAAAAAGCTCAAAAGATACAGAACTCACCTGAACACTGCATGATCTATAACGACGAAGTGAACGGAGTGAAATGTCCGAAAAAGTTGGATAAGCAATGGTATATCAATCTTACAAAGAAAAGACTGGAGGACTTCGGATGCAGATTTTAATCATAAATTATCCATCAGGATGCATTCAATTTGATGTCAGAGGATTCTTCTCGGTTCTGCAGTCTCAATTTAGAGAGATTCTCAAAAAGATTGTATCTCGAGACTGTGACCGTGCTGAAAAGGTAGCGGATCTTAAAAGGGAGTTCGAGAGTTATGTTGCTGATAATGAAGCCTTAGCAAAGGCAGCAGCTAATACTTATGTAGATAATCGCACAAAGGCAGCGGAGCTGAAAGCAGAAGCAGCAAAGCCGTTTCATTACGACGGATCGAGAGTTACAGATGATGAGTTTAAGGATATGAAGAAGCGGATTCGTGAATACGAATCAAAATCACGAGAGGCTAAGAACTATGGGGAGAGCCTATTGAGGAAAAATAAAAAATTAAGGAATCATATCAAAATAATAGATGAACTGAGGTGGTAGCGTGGACTTTTTCAAAGGTTATGTTGAGACATCAAATAAACGCTGTATAGAGAAGTTCAAAGGTAGGAAGGACTTCAAGACATACGAACAGGTGAAAGCACTTCCTGAATTCGCCGGGATACTCGCAAACGATACCATCCTCATAGATGTTGATGACAGGGAGATGTCGGATAAACTCTTCCGGATTGTCAAAGAAAAACAGATATGCTGTCGTGTGTATGAAACGACCAGAGGTAAGCACTTCCTGTTTAAGAACTCGGGAGTTGATACCAACAAGACCGGAACGAGATTGGCGATAGGATTGATATCTGACATTAAGCTCGGAACGAGAAACTCTTATTCCGTACTCAAGTTCAAAGATAAAGAGCGGAAAATCCTATATGATACGAGCGATGCCGCGGATCCGGTTCTTCCAAAGTGGCTGCATCCGGTAAAGGCTAAAATGGAGTTTCTTAACATGGAAGCCGGGGATGGTAGGAATCAGGCACTATTTAATTATATTCTCACTCTTCAGTCAAATGACTTCACTGTGGAAGAGTGCAGAGAGTGTATCCGGCTGATAAATGAGTTTGTACTATCGGATCCATTATTAGATAACGAGATCGAGACTATCCTCAGAGATGACGCATTCCAAAAGCCTGTTTTCTTCGTGAAAAATGTATTTTTATTTGATAAGTTTGCGATTTATCTGAAAAATAACAGGCACATCGTCAAGATCGGTGGCCAGCTCCACATCTATAAGGATGGGATTTATGTCAAGGGTAAGCAGAACATCGAGGCGGCCATGATTGAAGCTCTTCCGCAGCTGAACAGAACGAAGAGATCTGAGGTTTTAGATTATCTGAATATTCTCATTCAGAATAATTCCGAGATGGATGCGGATTTGATAGCATTCAGGAATGGACTGTTTGACATTCGTACCGGAGATTTTACGGAGCACACTTACGAGAAGATAGTAACGAACAAGATCGACTGGGATTACAACGAATCAGCGTATGACAAGAACATGGATGAGGTGCTCGACCGGATATGCTGCGGAGATCAGGAGGTTAGGACACTGCTGGAAGAGATGATAGGGTATTGTTTCTATCGTAGAAATGAACTGAGGAAAGCCTTTGTTCTGACCGGTGACGGATCCAACGGTAAATCAACATTTTTGGCAGTCATACAATCACTCCTTGGAGAAGACAACATCGCAGCTCTTGACTTAAAGGAGCTCGGGGACAGATTCAAAACTGCGGAATTGTTTGGGAAACTCGCAAACATCGGGGATGATATCGGAGATGAGTTTATTGCAAATCCGGCAATATTTAAGAAACTGACATCCGGGGAGCGTGTAAGCGTGGAGATGAAGGGCAAGGATCCGTTTGAGTTTAACAATTATTCTAAACTGATCTTCTCTGCGAACGATATTCCGAGGATCAAGGATAAGACAGGAGCTGTTCTGAGCAGGCTTGTAATCATCCCATTCCGAGCGAAGTTTGATGTTAAAAAGAAGGGATTCAAGCAGGATATCAGGCGTGATCTCGTTGGAAATCAGGATGTAATGGAGTATCTCATACAGATAGGCCTTGACGGGCTCTTCAGGATTCTTAATAATCAGAAGTTTACACAGCCGGGCGTCGTTACTCAGGCTCTGGAAGAGTATCACGAGCGTAATAATCCGATCATAGGATTTGTGCGGATGTGCGATGAGGAAGATATTAAGATCGAAAAGCAGACCACATCAGAGATTTATGACAAATATCAGAGTTTCTGTGTGGCAAATAACTTCCAGCCTGTATCTCATATCGAGTTTAGTCGGAGCATATGTAGGGAGTATGGTTACAAAGTAATAACAATTTGGAATAAGAAGGCAAATAAAAAACAAAGAGTGTTTGATAAGGAGGATAAAAATGATAACTGAGTGGGAAAAAGGTAACAAAGTTATGCTCGTGGCGAGATGTTTCCGCTATCTTGAAGCTCTTGAGCTTGCCGAGGATATATTTGTGAATAATGTCGAGTGTTGCCCTGAGTTTTCGGATGCGGAAAAAGCCTGCATAAAAGCCAAGGATCTGATTCAGAAACGAGTATCAAAGATTATGGAGGATGGTAATGCGTAAGAAATTGTGTGCAGTAACTTTGTTACTTATTTTCATCATATCAGCTACTGCCGGAGCAAAGACAGTCAAAGAATACGCTGGAGAGATGGTCTGCACATCGTACCATGTGTCAGATAACACTCCGAGAGGCTCCAGAGCCACATCGACCGGAGCGAGGGCTACGGAGTATCACACGATAGCGGTTGATATGTATGATCCAGCGTTTCCATACGGAACGCAACTGTATATAGAGGGATTCGGATATGGTATCGTGCAGGATTGTGGTAATTTTGCGAGATATGGCACGCATCTTGATCTATTTACGGCAGAAGGAGATGGATTCAAAGAGCATAGAAAAGTGTGGGTGGTTCGCCCTGAGACTAAGGCAGAGAAAATGGTAAGGAAAGTCAAGAAAAAGGCCAAGCAGAAACAAGAACGACAAACGAAACAGAAGAAACCATTTAGGCTTGTATATGATCCGACGCTCTTACCATGGCAGATCCGAACGGATAAAGATATCATTCCATCAGGAACTGTCCTGATTCAGTGGGGTGAGCTCACATGGGCATGGCTCGATGTCGTTGGTACCGAAGAGGGCATAGGTCACATAATCTACATCGGAGACAGAAGAGCACTATCATATCCACTGATGGAGCTTCAGGATGTTATTGAGGAGGCAGTGGGATGATTGATTTGATAGACAGACGGCAGGCAATCAATGCTTGCAGATATGGAAATGGTGAATCAGAGATAAGGGAGATTCCATCAGTTATGAGGTGGATTCCTGTTAGTAAGAAAATGCCGGGTCATTACGAAGTTGTACTTGCTTGCTGTAATGATGATTTTATAACACTTGCTTCATTCAGCTATAAAGATGATAGGTGGGAATGCTTAACAAATATGTCAAGCGATACGCACTTTCCTGAAAACGAAGATGTTATAGCATGGATGCCGTTACCAGAGCCGTATGTTCCCGACATAAATATCGGGAAGATGGCAGAAAGCAAGGACAGGGAATGGCTGAAATAATCGTAAAGCCTTTTGATTGGAATGATAATATGTCAGAGATAGCACAAGAGGATTTTTCGCTGATACAAAAAAGCCTATCATACGGAACGGCAACAACAATCGGACTGGCACTTGCAAAGTTAGAGCTATTGGAAAAACAGGGGTGCAAGGTTGAACCACAGGAAAGCGAGGGTGAGGAATGACATTAAGTGAATTCAAGAGTAAATTCTTTTCTCGACCTACAATAGCACCACCGACTACGCTCTATGTATTCAAAAGCGAAGATAGTGCAGATAGTTGGATTGAGTGTAAGTATTTTGGCTCGGATAACCATAATTATGAATTGGACATGGCGATTCAAAGCGACATGATACTTGAATATATAGTTAAAGAGGAATGGTGCAAAGCTGAAATACAGCAGTTTTATGCAGTTGAGCCAGATGTGATAGTTGTTGTAGCAGAACCATATAAGACAGAAAGCAAGACAGAAAAATGATACATCAATCCCGGTCGAGGATTTATGTATAGGAATGTATAACGCCGATGAAATTCCACAGTCATTAAAAGGTAGCCGTGACTATATAGCACGGAGAAATTGCAAGGAGCGAATCTTTTAATGATGAACCTTACAGGTATCGGCTTATCCACCGGGCAGGCTAAATATTTGTAGCTGTAGTTTTGTATTAACAATTTGAAAAGGTCACTCAACCTTGCTTGTCTGATGGATGTTTTTTGAAAGGATGGTAAATCATATGGCGAAGATAAAAGTAATCATTAAAAGACCAGATGAGCAGTATGGGCATATGACTTATATCTCAAATACTTTGAAAAACTTACAGCGTACTGTTGAGGGATATATTGAGGTGGTTCCTCTCAGATCGGATCTGGTCATGATCTGCAATGAAGAGGGAAGATTGACGAATTGGATTATAATTTTACTCTCAATGGTGATGACATCGTAGGCACAGTGATCATATGCGGTACGAATGAAGATGAGTTCGCAGATGTTCCAATATCTCTTCCGGAGTGGAAGGAAATATTACGAGGAGAATTAACACATGAGTAAATATAAATCACATTCCCTGAACTCCGTATATGCAACAGGGGCAACTTCCGGAAAGCAAAAATCATATCTTACAATCGCTCAAAAGGAATGGGCTTATACAAAGTGGTGCGAGGGATATACACTGATGCAGGTAGCAGATGCGTTTGGAGTGTGCGAAAAGACTATCAGAAGAGCAATTCACGGGAGACCGAGAATAAGACCTATACTCAAATATAAGGAGGATACAGATGAATTGGTATAAGATTTTTGAGGGTACAACATTAAAGTGTATCATTCTGGCAGATGACGCTGATGATGCTTTATTCCACAAAGTACGTAAGATCTTCCCGAAGGCAAACGGCACCCAGATGTTACGGCCTGAGAACGATCACGATATGGATACGGCACGACGCGAAATGATTGATAGCAATAAATAATATAAATACAGTCAATATATTACTATCAAGGAGGTGAGTAGCATGACACAATCGCAGGTCATTGAGCGTATGCGCGATATATTAGATGACGCAATGGTAACTCTTGAGAGTGATGATATCTACCCGGAGTGGATCCCACTTACTGAGCGTGAGCCCGATGGCGACGGAAGAGTGTTAGTTTCGTTCGATGATGGATATGTCGCTATCGTTGACTATGTGGATGGTGACTTTCATTTATGGAGCCATCTGGGAGAACCACTCGCTTGGATGCCGCTGCCGGAGGGATATGATGTTAGAAAAGATAATTGATATTTTAATTTTTATAGTGCTTTTGTTAATTTTAGCGTTAATAATTTTCGGAGGTATACAGTTATGCAACAGCTGATGGGATGTAAGAAAAAGCAACGCAGGACATTTCAATCCAAACTGACAAACCTGAGACCGAGTAAACGCAAGGCCTGTCTCATTCAGGTGCCAACTTCGTACTCGATCAAGGATAAGTTCCCGCCGGTGTATTTCCAACACTATGGGAGCTGCACATCAAACGCAGTGCTTGGATGCGACGATATGATCTATCACAATAACCCTGATAAGTGGATGCCGTCTACCACATTTACCTATTATCAGCAAAAATGTGATGAGCACCCGATGATCGATGATGGATCCAGTGTTGAGATTGCTCTCAAGGCCGTGAAGAAATATGGCGCCTGTTCCGCTGCCGTTTGGCCGAACGATGAACCATGGAATCTCAAACCATCTACCGAGGCATACGCTAACGGCCTGAAGGGTAAAGAAGTCAAGAAGTGGTACGAACTGAAAAATCTCAAACAGCTCAAGCAGGCACTTGTATCCGGATATCCTGTTGCCGGAGCTGTGGCGTGGTGTTTTAAGAGCTACAACAGTTATTACATCATGAACACACCGACAAAGGAAGAAGCTGAGCGTTGTCCTGTCGGCCATGCGATCGTATTTGTAGGCTATGATAATGAGACCAAGCTCATCGAGTTCAGGAACTCATGGGGTGAGCAGTGGGGGAATAACGGCTATGCTTATATGACTTATGAGACATTCAGGCGTGTTATCTGGTGGGATGACACCTATGCGATCGTGAGGTGATGATATGACAGTGATAGACGCATTGCATTATTTACAGGATCCGGAAGTATTATCAGGGATCATCGACGGTCGTGCCAGAGCTGCGGTCAACATCCTTACTCATGCTTATATCCTAAGTAAGTTTGAGCCGTATGATTTTGTAAGATATGAAAAAGAGCCTAATCATTTTGCTGTGGTAGATATATCGGATCGGACTTCACTCGACGCACATGGCAAGCTCTGGAGGGATGGAGCGATCGGAAACATTCGTATCAGGAAACCTATATCAATTCAGGGACTTAATGATGGACACTGGGAGGTGATCAAAATATGAGAGCATTTACAAATCTTAAAAATTGGAATTTTAATCTTGGAAAGTATCCGATGGATAAGACAGAAGCGGAGGAAGTTTTGAGATCTGTCCGTAGAGATCAGCCGATGGTTTTGACAGATTACAAATGTCCGAACTGTGAAAAGCCGCTCTATGAGAGGGTTTGCTATTGTCCGGGGTGCGGGCAGCGGATAATTTATAAGAGCAAGAACACATTATAATAAGAAGTCTGCAAGATCTCAAAATAGATCTTGGAGTTGAATGCGCCCAGTGTTTTCGGGGGTTGCGGAGATTTACTCCAAGATGGAACGGATGTTTTTGATTTCTTAGTAATTTTGAAAAAATCTGTAAATCGCAGAGTTTTTGTATAAAAAATAAAATATATAGAAATATCTTGTAGATCTTTCCGTAAACATATGTTTGATAGGGGGTTGTGTCATGTATTTAACAAAACGTCAACAAGCATCGTATGATTACCTGAACAGGATCAGGACGATGAACGAAGCGATCAATGCCAAGATCGATGAGAGGAATGACCTGATGCTGATGTGTACTACCACAGGATCGTTTGATTATTCTGCGGAGAGGGTGCAGTCATCAAAGCCTTTAGAGGCAAGGTTTACGATAACGCTGGAGAAATACTTCGAGGTTGAACAAAAGATCAATGAGCAGATCGATAGATATGTTGATACTAAGAATGAGATCACTTCCCAGATCGGAATGCTGCACGATCATGAACATATTCGGATATTGAAGTATGCTTTCATCGATGGTAAATCCATCAGTGAGATATTAAGGATCAGGAACTGGAAGTATAAAACATCGAAGACTTACGATCTTTATGGGGAAGCGCTGGACGAATTTTATGATGTAATATTGAAAAATGGAACTTGACGGAATCGAAAAGTTATGTTATGATATAATCGATAGAAGAATGTGAAGAGATACCACATATGAGTGTGCGTGTCTCTTTTTTATTTCCAGACAGAAAAGGAGGTGGTCTGTGTGACTGGAAAACAGAAAAGATTCTGCGATGAATACTTAATTGATACAAACGCGACGCAGGCCGCTATCCGTGCCGGATATTCGAAAAAGACAGCGAATGAACAAGGTGCGCGTTTGTTAGCAAATGTTAGTGTAAAAACCTACATCGAAGAACAGGCTGCGAAGATCCAGAACAAAGCTGTAGCAGACGCTGAGGAGACGATGCGTTATTTAACATCGGTGCTCCGGGGTGAAGCTACGGACGAGATCCTACGATTGGATGGTGAAGGCATCCAAGTCAAGGATGAGGTTTCCGCTGCCACTAAGGACAGACTCAAAGCAGCTGAGCTCCTTGGTAAGCGTTACGGACTGTTCAGCGACAAGGTAAATATCTCCGGATCCGTTCCGGTCATGTTCACTGATGATCTGGGTGAGTAATATGGTCAAACCTGAGCCGAAAGTCGTAAAGCTGTCCGAGGTAGTTGGCGGGGGGTATGGATCCTATTGGCACTATAGAGGGCGCTATCGAGTATGCAAAGGTTCGCGTGCCAGTAAAAAATCAAAAACGACAGCACTGTGGTTCATATACTCGATGATGAAATATCCCGGATCCAATACGTTGGTCGTAAGAAAAGTATTCCGCACATTGAAAGATTCGTGCTTTACGGAATTGAAATGGGCGATAAACCGCTTGGGAGTGAGTGATCTGTGGGAAGTGAAAGAGTCTCCGCTCGAGATGACTTATACTCCGACAGGTCAAAAGATATACTTCAGAGGAATGGACGATCCCCTGAAAGTTACATCTATCACAGTTGAAAACGGTTATCTGTGCTGGATGTGGATAGAGGAGGCATATGAGATCACGAAAGAATCTGATTTCGATATGCTGAATGAATCAATCCGTGGTGCGATACCGACTGAGTCAAAGCTATTCAAACAAGTGACTTTGACATTTAACCCATGGAACGAACATCACTGGATCAAGAAGAGATTCTTTGATGATCCGGATGATGAAACGCTTGCGATCACAACGAATTATATGTGTAATGAGTGGCTTGATGATGCCGATCGCAAAGTCTTTGAAGATATGCGAGTCAGAAACCCACGCAGATACAGAGTTGCCGGACTTGGTGACTGGGGTATCGTAGAGGGTGTCATATACGAGAACTGGGAGGAGAAAGCCTTCTCAATAGACGAGATCAGATCTATACCGGGAATCCGGTCAAGGTTTGGTCTCGATTTTGGTTATACGAATGATCCGACTGCTCTGTTTTGTGGCTTCATTGATACGACAGCCAAGATGCTCTGGGTATTCGATGAGATCTACGAAAAAGGAATGAGCAACGAGCGGATCAATGAAAAGATAACCGCTGCCGGATATGCAAAAGAGACTATCACAGCTGATTCAGCTGAGCCGAAGTCAATCGACAGGTTGCGAGATCTTGGCATCCAGCATATCAGGAAAGCACGAAAAGGCAAGGATTCAATCAAAGCCGGTATTGATTTTTTGCAGGATTATCATATTGTGATTCACCCGAGATGTGTTAATTTCCTTACGGAGATAAGCAACTACACTTGGGATACAGATACAAAGACCGGGCAGATGATAAATCGCCCGATTGATGATTTTAACCACTTGATGGACGCTATGCGCTATGCTGTCGAAGATGTCAGCAAGGGTGAAGCGTTCTCGTTTGAGTAGGAGTGTGAACGATGGAGATCATTCAGAGAGTGACTGAGAAGATATCGAATGCGATACTCTATGGATTCAAGCCTGAGATGTCTGATATCAGAGAGATCGAGAAGCTCATCAAAGACTGGAAACTGTCGGAGAAGAGGTGCGATCAGATAAAAGGACAGCTTTACTATCAGGGCGATCATGATATCAAGTATCGCAAACGTCAGGTGATTGGAGAAGATGGCAAGCTGGAAGATGTTGATAATCTTCCGAACAATCACATCATCGATAACCAGTATGGCAAGGCTGTTGATATGAAAGCCAACTATTTGGTAGGTAATCCGTTTACACTTGACGGAGATGATGAAGCCTACAAAGAGGCTCTCTCTGAAGTGTTCAACAAAAGATTCATGAAAACGCTCAAAGAAGCAGTCAAAGGATCGATGAACACAGGTATCGGATGGTTTTATCCATACTATAATCAGGATGGCGAGTTTTCATTCCGCTATTTCCCCGGATATGAGATTCTTCCGATATGGGAGGATTCGGAGCACACAAGACTTCAGGCGGCCATAAGGCTTTACATCGTTAAGATGTGGGAAGGCCAGCAATTAAAGGATGTGGAGAAGGTTGAAGTGTTCGATCAGAACGGAGTACACTGTTACATCCTTGATGGAGCTTCTCTTACTCCGGATAACACAAGAGGCGAATCAGATTACGCATATGTGACATATGGTGATGAATCGTTTAACTGGGAGCGCATTCCGCTCATTCCGATCAAGTACAACGAGCAGGAGATCCCACTCCTCAACAAAGTGAAGTCACTACAGGACGGAATCAACACGATGCTGTCTGATTTTGAAAATAATATGCAGGAAGACGCAAGGAATACGATCCTTGTCCTGAAGAACTACGATGGAACGAATCTGGGAGAGTTCAGACGCAACCTTGCGACATACGGAGCTGTTAAAGTCAGATATGATGGCGAGACGAAGGGTGGAGTTGAGACGCTTGAGGTTAAGGTCGATGCTTCCAACTATGATGACATCCTGCGGATGTTCAAAAAGGCACTCATTGAGAATGCCAAGAGTTATGATGCGAAAGATGATAAACTCGGGGCTAATCCGAATCAGATGAACATCATGAGTATGTATTCAGACATTGATTTGGATGCGAATGATATGGAGACAGAGCTTCAGGCCACATTTGAGGATCTGCTGTGGTTTGTCAATAATCATCTTATGAACACCGGATCAGGAGATTACTCCAAGACACCGATGGACATTGAGTTCAACCGGGACATCATGATGAACGAAGGAGAGATCATCCAAAACTGTGTTCGGTCAGTTGGCATAATCTCAGAAGAGACCATCCTCAGCAAGCATCCGTGGGTTGATGATGTCGATGAAGAGCTTGAAAGATTGGAGGCTCAGAGAGCGAAGGAGGTTGAGCTTTATGATCCGTTTGCTGAAGCGCCTGCTGTTCAAGAAGAAAAGGACGCTGGTAACAGTCAGAGAGAAGAGAACCGGGGCAGTAGTAGCATGGGTGGAGCTGAGTAAAGACAGCTTCACATCCATAACTCCCGATAATCTTTATGTGAGGGTTGATGAGTTATGAGATCAAGAGATTCGGCATACTGGCAGCAGAGATTTAAGGATCTCGAAGCCGCTCAGAATAAAAAGGCTGTAACAGCCGTTACGGATATCGAGCGAGCATATAACAGAGCCATAAAAGATGTCGAGTCAAAGATCAGAGTATGGTATCAGCGTTTTGCTGACAATAACGAGATCACACTTGCGGAAGCTAAGAAGATGCTCGATAAGAACGCTCTGAAAGAGTTTAAGTGGGATGTAAAAGAATATATCAAGTACGGCCACGAAAACGCACTCGATCAGGGATGGATGAAAGAACTTGAGAATGCATCCGCAAAGGTGCATATCTCAAGATTGCAAGCCCTTGAGCTCCAGATCAGACAGTCGCTCGAAAGAGTGATAGCCGAACAGCTTGGTGAAACGACAGGAGTTCTTGAGGATGTATACAAAACAGGTTACTACCACACGGCCTACGAGATAGCACGTGGGATAGGAATTGGAACAGATATCGGTCGTATAGATCAGGGAACGATAGACCGACTGATAACAAAGCCGTGGGCTCCTGACGGAAAGAACTTCTCTGATCGTATCTGGGAGAACAAGACAAAGCTCCTCAGTACGATACATCAGGAGTTGAACCGTGGAATACTCACAGGAGTGGATCCACAAAAGACGATAGACATCATAAGCCAGAAGATGAATGTCAGTAAGCGTAACGCAGGACGGCTTGTGATGACTGAAGAGGCTTTTTTTAATTCACTCAGTCAGGGGGATTGCTTTAAGGCGCTTGATGTTGAGAAGTATGAGATCGTAGCTACGCTCGATAGCCATACATCAGAGATCTGTCAGGATATGGACGGAAAAGTGTTCCCGATGGTTGATTATGAAGCAGGAACAACAGCTCCTCCGTTCCATGTGTATTGCAGATCTACGACAGCTCCATATTTTGATGAGAATTATGGAGAGGTCGGAGAGCGTGCGGCGAGGAATGACGATGACGAACAGACATATCACGTTCCGGCTGATATGAAATACAAAGAATGGTATGATAAATATGTGGAGGGAGATGCAGACGATGAAAAGACGGTGGATGTAAAAGATAATAATTCCGGGTTGAAATCTGGTTCCGATAGTGATAAAATAAAAGTGGGCGAAAGCGAAAAGGATGCAAAAACACTCGAAGAAGCCAAAACAATGCTGATTGATGATGTTGGGTTTAAGATGATCGAGGACTCGTTTAAGAAAGTCGATGATAATCTGGTCATCTCTAATGCTAATCAGCTGAGAAAACTCGAAGAAAAGTTTGGTGCAATTCATAATTCCACGGCAACGATTTGCAGTGAGAGTGACAAGACGGCCATGGCTTATGTTAGCACTGGAAAAGCAACGCCAACAAATCAGAATTTGTCTTTGTGTCCTAAGTGGTACAAAGATAGAGTAGCACTTATTGCCGAAGAAAAGAAATCAGTCGGAGATTTCTGGTCTATGCCATGTGCGCTGACTGATGAAGAATTGCAGATATATACAGTTACACACGAATATGGTCACATTCTTCAGAATGTTTTAGTTCGCAAACGATACGAACTGGATGGGTGGGATGAGTCAAAACCTTTTGCGTTTATGGATATGAAGAAAAGTACATCCAAAGCCAAGTTCAAATGGTACACCAAGAGAAGGGAAGAAGTGCTAAACAGTTGCTATGATGAGATTATCCAAATCGCAAAAGATAAAAATCCTAACTTTGTATTGAGTGACAATCTATCCAGATATGGTATGAAGAATAAAGATGAGTTTTTTGCTGAAACATTCGCTAATTCACAATTAAGCAAACCAAATGAACTTGGCGATGCCATGAATGTTTGGTTGAAAAGGAAGGGGCTGATGAAATGATACCTGTTGAAGATAAGCCGTATTTTATGATGGATGAAAGCTGGTATTATTTTGATGAAAAAGAATGCCGCTATTATTTGACTGACAAAGCACCAGAAGAAGCAAAAAAGAGTTATGATGACTTTTATGCTGATGAAGATGATTTGAAATGAAATCTATGCAGGTTGTGACCAAGTTCACAGCCATGGATGTGGGAACCACGACCGGCAGGCGTGGAGCAATCGCACGGAGCGAAGCGCATTTTATGGTGATCTTTAGGTGGACAACCATTTAATCACAAAATTAAGAGCACTACCCGAGCGCAGGGTATGTGCTCTTTTTATATGCCGCGCTGCCAAGGCGTAAAACCGAGCAAAAATAGAGAAGATGACTCGTAAACACTCGTACAAAAGGAGGGTAACAAGATGAAACGAAACGAATTGGAAGCACTGGGACTGACGAAGGAGCAGATCGACTTGATCATGAGCGTAAATGGTTCGGATATCGAACACGCCAAGGAGACGCTGAACGAACAGATCAAGTCACTGACCGAGCAGGTGAGTGAGAGAGACAAGCAGCTGGAGACTCTGAAAGAGTCGAGCGCTGGTAGTGAAGCACTCCAGAAACAGATTGAGGAGCTTCAAGCCACAAACAAGCAGATCGCGGCTGAGTACAAGGTAAAATTGCACGAGTATAAGCTCGATTCCGCTATTGACAAAGCGCTGACGGAAGCAGGATCACGGAACAACGTGGCAGTGAGAGCACTGCTTGGTGATTTCTCGAAGGCGAAGATTGATGATGAGACCGGCACAGTGGAAGGACTGGCTGAGAAGATCTCTGAGCTTCAGGCCGGGGAGAACACAGCATTCATGTTCGCGGGAGATCCGAAACCGATCCAGCAGGATCCGGACGCTGGTGCTCAGCCTACTCCTGATGTGGGAGCCGGGGCAGCGGCAGCTAACGCAAATCATTTTGTTGGATTTCAGCCGGGAACAGGAGAAGCTGCTCAGGGTGGAACACCTGATTTCAGCAAGATGACCTATTCCGAGATGGTGGCATATCAGAGCACTCATCCCGATGTGCACATTTCGTAATTTCAACAAACAAGGAGGGTTAGTACAATGGCTAACACAAGATTCGACTCCAAGAGCTTCAATCCTGAAGCATTTGGAAAATACGTTGATTCTATTCCCAACGTAGAGAAAACAGAGCTCGCAAAGAGCGGCGCGATCGGTAAGAACGAGAACGCACACAATGCGCTTGCTACTCAGACAGGCAGTCTGTATGCACGCATTCCGTACACTGGACGCATCAGCGCATCCACTTCACAGAACTATGATGGTGTGAATAACATCACAAGCTCAAATCTCGATACATTCGAGCAGGGCTTCATCACAGCTGGAAGAATGGATGGTTGGACTGAGCGTGATTTCAGCTACGACATCACATCCGGCAAGGACTTCATGGATGTCGTTGGTGAGCAGATCGCTGTTTACAAACAGCAGGTAGCTCAGGGTATGCTGCTTAATGTCCTGAATGGTATCTTCAGCATGAAGGAGAACTGGGCAGATAACCCGGTAGCAAACGCAGCTGCTCAGGAGTTTAAGACCAAGCACACCTATGACATCACAGCTAAGGCTGGTATGGATGCGTATGTTGGAGCAGGAACACTCAACACTGCTATCCAGAAGGCTTGTGGAGATAACAAGGATATCTTCAAGCTCGTGATCCTTCACTCAGCGACCGCGACCAACTTGGAGAACCTGAGACTCCTCAACTATCTCACATATACAGATGCAGACGGTATCACCAGAAATCTTGCAATCGGTACTTGGAATGGCCGTCTCGTTCTGGTTGACGATGGTATGCCGACTGGCTTCCTCGGAACCGCTGCCGGTGTTTACACTCTCACAATCGCAAACCCGGCATCTGGCGATAAGATCGTTGTTAACGGTGTTGAGACTACTCTCGATGCTACGAGCGCAGCTGATGCTGCTGCCGCTGCTACTGCTGTTAAGTCAGCACTGGAAGCTGATGCAACATTCAACGCTACATACAGCATGACTCGTTCACAGGGCGTTCTGACCATCACAGAGAAGTCAGGACACTATGGAGCTGGCGCTCCTGTTGCTTCTGTAGTTGGAACAGGCACAACCACTGCTGTTGTAGCAACCACTACTGAGCCGACTGGAGACATCACCTATACATCTTATGTACTTGGTCAGAACTCCATCAACTTGGATCCGATCGGTGCTAAGGTTCCGTATGAGATGAGCAGAAATGCAGCAAGCCACGGTGGTGAGGACACACTCTATGTTCGTGACCGTTACATCGTTGGTGCAGCTGGTGTCTCATTCGAGAAGCCTGCATCCATCGTTGGATCAGCTTCGAACTCTGACCTTGCTGATGGTGGCAACTGGCAGGTTGTCAATAACGGAACGATCGCTATCCCGCATAAGTCGATCGCACTGGCACGCATCATCTCCAAGGGCTGATGTTAGAAGCAGTAATAGCGCGGCTCGCTTCGTTTGGCTATACGGAAATTACCACAAATGATCAGGCAATGCTTGATTTTGAGATCGAAAAGGTCACTTGGACAGTAAAAAACGACTGTAATGTTTCTGAGATTCCCGAAGGACTTGTAAATATTGCGGTTGATATGGTGTGTGGACACTTTCTTCAAGCGAAGAAGACCACATCGCCATCTGACCTTGCTGACCTGATCGATTTCGATTCAGCAGTCATTAAAGAGATCACGGCAGGTGATACCAAGACTGTCTGGGAGAACTCAGGCACACAGTCAAACGAGCAGAGATACGATGCCTTTTGTGATTATCTCATCAACTACGGACGTGATGAGTTTTCTTGTTACAGACGATTAAGGTGGTGAGCGTATGAGAGCGGATGTTTTAGCGGCAAGAGAACGAGCAAGACTCGCTCAAGAGTCGTTATACGGAGACACTTGTACGATAACGGCCTTCGAAGAGGTTGATGATCCTGATACAGGGATGAGTGATCTCATTGAGGTTGTAGAGGTTGAGAATCAGCCGTGCAAATTGTCCTTCGAAACGCTGCCTGTTGCGGGATCGGAAGATGATGGTAGTGTTTCGGCTCGTCAGGTGGTAAAACTGTTTATGTCCCCGGATGTGACAGTGAAAGCAGATTCCAAGATCACGGTTACAAGAATGGGAATAGATTATATCTATAAGCGAAGCGGAGAGGTTCATATCGATGAAGTACATCAGGAATTCACATTGGAACCATATGAGGATAAAGCGTGATGGGTGCGAATGTCACAGATCTGAAGAATTATGAGAGAAAACTGGCAAAGCTATCCAAAGACATGAAAGACCAATATTTCGAACAGTGTGTCAAAGAGCTTGCGGCTCGTTTGCTTGCAAAAGTAATCAAGCGCACTCCGGTCGGTGTATATCCGCCTGAATCGGGGAAACTCGGAGGAACGCTGAGACGTGGTTGGACTGGTACTGTAGATCAGAGCGGTGCTGATTTTGCAGCTCAGCTCGATGTCAAGCACATAGGAAAGACATACACGGTGGAGATCGTTAATCCGGTCGAATATGCATCATATGTTGAGTATGGACACAGGACACCAAATCATGACGGATGGGTAGAAGGTCAGTTTTTTCTTACAATCTCAGAGCAAGAGATTCAGAAGATCGCTCCCAAGGTTTTGGCTGAGAGACTTGATAAAATGATGGAGGAGGCGCTCAAGTGAATACTTTTGATATTGTATCAGCGATCACAAAAGTGCTGAAGAATGAGTTTCCGGATGCGAAGTTATACGGAGAAGAAGTCAAGCAAGGATTGAAAGCTCCTGCATTTACTGTCTTTTCCATTCAAACCGAGCAAGAGCCGTACCCAAATGGACGGTATCGCAGGATAAATCCGTTTGTAATCCATTATTTCCCAGTCGATAAGATCAAAACGAGAAGGGAGTGTGCTGATGTTGCCGAGAGAATGATCTGGGCGCTTGAGTATATCGAACTGGAACCGGATGAAGCGCCGTTGCGTGGTACAGACATACATCACGAGTTCAAGGATGATGTGCTCCATTTTTTCATCAATTACGATATATTTCTTCGCAAGGTTAAACAAGAGGATCCGATGGAGACACTTCACGAGGAGCATATGCTTCGTGGTTAGATTTGGAGGATAAATATGAGCACTAAAAAGACCAAAACCGTTACTCAGGCAGAGCCTGAAAAGGCGCCTGAGACAAGATATCCCAAAGCAACGCTGTTAAAAGCTGCGCGATGGAAGGATCGTAGCGATCTGCTCAATGCCACATTGGATGACGGCAGATCTTACACGATAGATGAAGTTGATCGCATGATCAACGAGTATTTTAACAAGGAGGTATAATCATGGCTTTAGGCGGTGGAACTTGGGTAACTCAGAATAAGACGTTGCCCGGTACATACGAGAACTTTGTTTCTATCCCGAATGCCTCTGCTACACTCTCTGATCGTGGCATCGCTTCAGTTCCCATGGAACTGAACTGGGGTGCTGATGGAATGATTGAGTTGGAGCTTGAGGACTTCCAGAAACACAGTCTCAACATCCTTGGCTACTCATACAATGCGGATGAGATGAAGCCTCTCCGTGAGCTTTTCGAGAATGCTGTTAAGGTGTTCTTGTATCGTCTCAATGGAAAAGGTGCCAAGGCTTCGAACACGTATGCGACGGCAAAGTATGCCGGAACACGTGGTAACAACATCAAGGTTGGTATCACACCGAATGTGGATGATCCTACTAAATGGGATGTAACCACATATGTTGAAACAACGGCGGTTGATATTCAGACTGTAGCAGCAGCTACATCCTTGGTGGCTAACGATTTTGTAGTTTGGAAAGACGGTATCACACTTTCCGAGCAGGCACCGCTTGCACTCGCAGGTGGTAATAATAGCACTGTGACAGGTGCGGATCATCAGGCATATTTGGATGCGGCTGAGTCTTATGCGTTCAATATCATGGCTGTTGAGACTACAGATAACACTACCAAGCGCTTGTATGCATCATATCAGAAGCGTATGCGTAATGATGTTGGTAAGAAGTTCCAGCTCGTTTTGTATCGCTATGCGGCTGACGATATAGGCGTGATCAGTGTTAAGAATATGGTTACGGATGGTAAGACAACCGGAACGACATACACATCGGCTGGTGTTCACTCTGTTACAATCGGTGGAACGCTCGCAGCTGACGATGTGATCACTGTTCAGGGAGTATCGACTACGCTCGATGCTACTTCTTCAGCATCTGTTACGGCAGCGGCTGAGGCAGTTGTTGCAAATCTCGGAACTATGGCTGAGTACGCTGTTACATCAAGTGCAGGTGTGATCACGTTTACTGAGAAAGCAGATTATTATGGTGCAGGAGCTCCGACAGCTTCGATAACATCTGACGCTGGCACAGTAGATGTTGCTACAGTTACAGCTCCAGGAGAGTCAGAAGGCGATGTATATCCGAACGAGGCAAAACTTGTTTACTTCATCGCTGGCCTTCAGGCTGGTTGTGCAGTCAGTGCATCATGTCAGAACAGAAGGTATACCGGAGAGTATACAGTTGACACTCCGTACACACAGACACAGCTTACCGCTGCTCTTAAAGCTGGAGAGTTCGTTCTTCATGCTGTTAATGGGGATGTTCGTGTATTGGATGATATCAACACATTTGTATCGGTAACAGATACTCAGGGCGATGCGTTTAAGGATAATCAGTGTATTCGCGTCATTGACCAGCTGGCGAATGACGATGCGGTTATCTTCTCAACTCAGTATTTGGGTGTTGTACCGAACGATGATGCAGGCCGTATCTCACTGTGGAGTGATCTGGTTCAGCTTCGTAGGGAATTGCTCAGGAACCGTGCGATTGAAAACTTCACAGATGATGATCTGAAGTGCATGAAAGGAGACGATAAAAAATCTGTGCTCGTGCTTGAGGAGATTCAGCCTGTTGCTGCGATGTCTAAGTTGTATGTAAATACAACGGTAGCGTAAGGGAGGTGATCGTATGTCAGACGCTACAGTTATGAGAGCCAAGGACACTCTTCAGGGCTCATCCGCTGAGTGCTACGCAAAGATTCAGGGCAAGCGCTATAACTTCATGCAGATGATCTCCCTTGAGGCCAAGGCAACCAAGACTAAGACGCAGGTTCCTATTCTTGGTAAAACCGGTAAAGGTAACAAGGCTACAGGATGGGCTGGCACCGGAACCGGACGTGCTCATTATAACACTTCAATCTTCCGTAAGATGATGAAGGTGTATAAGGAGACAGGAGAAGATCTGTACTTCGATTTGGAGATCACCAACGAGGATAAATCGTCAGACGCTGGAAAGCAGACGACTATTCTGCATGATTGCAATCTCGATGAGACCTTGATTGCTAAGTTTGATGCTGATGGTGACTATCTCGATGAGGATGTCAGCTTCACATTCGAGGATTTCTCGATGCCGGAAGAGTTCACAGAGCTCAATGGCTTCACAATCACAGTGTAACATTATGGTAGTGTAACATTATGGTGGCGGGATGAAATACTCCCGCCACATTTATTTTAAGGAGGGTAAATCATGAGTGAACTGTCATTATTTTTGAAAGAAAACAAGAAAAAGAAAGTAAATGGCTTATTTCCTGCCACAAAGTCGTTATGCGATGAGAATGGTGAACCGTTGATGTGGGAGTTTAAGCCTATTACAACAAAAGAGAGTGAAGAGATCCGGGATGAGTGCATGATTCAGAAGCTACTACCCGGACAGAATAATAAATCAGAGCTGCGTTTGGATGTTAAAAAGTATATCGCAAGACTCACTTGTGCGTGTGTTATCAATCCCGATCTCGATAGCGCAGAACTTCAGGATTCTTATGGTGTGAAGACTCCGGAGGCACTTCTTCAGGAGATGATTGATGATCCGGGGGAATACGATACATTCACAAGTTATGTGTTCAATTATAACGGATTTGATGATATTGACGATCTGAAAAATAACGCAAAAAACTAATCGAGGGGGATGACTGGGAGGCTGCTTATGCATATTATTGTCTGCATAAGTTTCACTGGAAACCCTCCGAATTTGTAAATTTGCCGCTGAAAGAAAAAGCCTTTGTGGCAGCGGCGATAGATTACAGAGTTCTTCGTGAAAAGGAAGAAGAGGAGAGAATCGAACGAGAATCAAAGATAGGAAGGTGACGATATGGGAGCAATAAAGAGTTCACTTGAACTGATCGATAAGGTAACAGCCCCGCTCGATGCGATAAACTCACGACTTGGGATATCCATTGAGCGTTTTGATAAAGCTGGATCATCAGCTGACAAAATGGGGGATGAGGCTGGTGCCGCTGCCGATCGTGCCAGAGTTAAACTCGGGAGATTCTCGACTACTCTTGATACTATCCCCGGAGGACTTAACCGAGTAAATGCGGCCATGCGCTCAGTCACATCAAGATCAAACTCTATGTTTAAGGCTATGCTCGGTGTGGCTGCTATTCAAAAGATTCTCGGTGTCGTTACTTCACAGATAGGAAATGCGTTCGACAGGATGGATACGCTCAATAATTATCCGAAAGTTATGGGTAACCTCGGTATCAGGAGTGCAGATGCAGAGAGATCAATAGATGAGATGAGTGAGAGGTTAAAGGGGCTCCCAACTACTCTTCAAGATGCGGCATCATCCGTTCAGCGTTTCACTTCTGCGAACGGTAATGTTCAGGCATCAACAGAGATGTTCCTTGCTCTCAATAATGCAATTCTCGCAGGCGGCGCGGATATGAACACGCAGAGATCCGCTCTTGAGCAGTTAAGCCAGTCTTATGCCAAAGGCAAGCCTGATATGATGGAGTGGCGTACCGCTATGACTGCGATGCCCGCACAGCTCAAACAGGTTGCTCAGGCCATGGGATATGCGTCAGCTGACGAACTCGGGGAATCACTCCGCAAGGGTGAGATTTCAATGAATGAGTTTATGGCGACGATGGTTAAGATGAATCATGAATCTGTTGCAGGATTTAAGACGCTGGAAGAACAGGCAAGGAACGCAACAGGAGGATTCGCAACATCGATAGCCAACATGAAATCAGCCGTAACCCGAGGACTGACAGGGATGGTTGACAATATAAATGACGCATTATCAAGATCAGGACTTCCGACTTTGCAGGAGATTATTACAAATATCGGATCCACAATCGAGAAGGTGCTAAAGGTCATCGGTACAGTCTTTGGTAAGATCATAGCTTGGATTGCTGAAAACAAAGAAGAGATCCTTGGATGGATTAAGATTATAGCAAGTGTTGCTATCGCATGGGGGATTGTATCTACTGCGGTATCTGCATTGATAGGGATCATAACCACAATAACAACCTTGGTAAGCACATTCGGATCAGTGTTCGGCATAGTGTTCGGAGCTGGAGCGATTGCCGCTGTGGTTGGTCTGTCGGGTGCGATATCAGGCCTTGTTGATTGGTTTACCGAAACGAACGAGAAAACAGGCGATATCGGTAAAACGATGGAGATTGTTTTTGCCCGAATAGGTGTGATCATCGCAAAGGTAAAAAAGATATTCATGACAGCGTTCGACTACATCAAGATCGGCTGGAATACAATGTGTTTGGGATTTGAGGTTGCATTCAAGGGCGTGGCAGCGGTGATCCTGTCAATATGGGATACAATAACGACCGGGGTAGAAAAAGCGGTTAAAGGTATCTTTGAGATTATAGCCGCACTCGTTGAGAATATTCCCGGAATGGAAGATATCGGAGCCGGGGATATGTATAGGGCTATGGGTAACAATATTGATTTTGCTACCAACTCAGCTGATTCCTTGTGGAAAGAGATTGAAGATAGCACAGCGGCAACTGACAAAGAAAATCAGGCGCTGTGGGATGAGATCAATGGCGGCCTTGATAACGAGGTTACAAAGGCAGAGGCAAACGCCAAAGCTCTTGAAGATCGCTATACAAGAAACCTCGGTAACAATCGTGGTGGTACTGATAGCGGCAAGAACAAAAATGGTAAGACTGCGCTGGATGCCGTGGTTGCAAATACAGGAACTACTGCAAAAAATGTTAAAGCCATAGCGAAACAGATGACAGTTAATGGTGAGATGCTCAAATATATCAGAGATTTCTCATATCAAAAGGCTGTGAATCGTTACACATCAAGCACTATCAAGGTTGATATGACAAATAATAACAACATGGCATCAGGTGCTGACGTTGATGGTATTATGCGTAAATTAAAAAAGACGCTTGAAAAAGAAATGGCCGCTACTGCGGAAGGAGTACACGCATGAGTTATAGATTATACTTAGGTAAGATGCTCGTTCCTGTGACACCCGGGAAAATAGAAATGACCGTGAATGGTCGAAACGAGACAGTAACGCTCATCAATGAGGGTGAAGTTAATATCTTAAAATCTCCGGGGCTAACTGATATCAATATTCCGGAGCTTTTGCTTCCTATGCAGAGTTATCCTTTTGCAAACGCTGGTGCATCTACTCCGGATTTCTATTTAGCGAAGTTTGAGGATTGGAAAGTAAATAAAAAATTCTTCCAATTCAAACTTGTCAGAACATCCCCTGATGGAAAGAAGATACTGTTTACAACGCAGATGGATGTGAGTCTTGAGGATTATCGGATTGTAGAAGACGCTGATGAAGGCTCTGATTTGATTATTGAGCTCAACATGAAACAGTTTAAGCCGTGGGGTGCCAAGAAACTGAAGATTACGGGAACGGATAAAGCACCTAAGCCGAGCAATTCAAGGAAACCACGAAACAAAAATATCAAAAAATACACAATAAAAGATGGGGATACACTCAAAAAGATCGCAAGAAAGTATCTAAATGACGGCAATTTGTGGGAGAAAATCTACAAAGCCAATAAAAAGGTTATTGAAAATGCTGCCAAAAAGAACGGAAGGGCATCATCCAGTAATGGTCTGTTCTTATACGCTGGCACAGTGATCAGGATAAACATGAAGGATGCTGTATCAGCCGGATGTGTAAATGGTAATGTGATCGGAGAAGCTGGAGGCGGAGGTGGTCGCTGATGGATATCATCGATGTGGCGATTGGAGAGATCGGTTACACGGAAGGAGCGAATAACGACACAAAATATGGTAAATGGATTGGTATGAACCACGCTCCATGGTGTCATGAGTTTGTTTCATGGTGTGCATATAAGTCAGGAGAATCCGCTGCCGTACCTAAGACAGCTTCGACAGATACCGGGATGGAGTGGTTCAAGAGAAAAGGCCTGTTTAAGTATAAAGGTAAGTACACTCCAAAGCGTGGGGATGTGGTCTATTTCAAGACTGGTCGCTCTCATGTTGGACTTGTTGAAAAGGTATCAGGAGCCACCTTACATACCGTAGAAGGTAACTCGGGAAATAATGTCAAGCGTAGGACATACGCACTGTCAGAGGGAACTATAACCGGATATGGAGTTCCAAATTATAAAAATACATCATCCGGGAGTCAGAAAGCAAAGCAGAATAGGGATGAGCTGAAGGACTTAAAACGAATACTCAGCCGTGTTGATAAGAATAGAATCGAGTCATACGATGCAGAAGAGGTAGAAACGGACAAACTCCCGAAGACTGAGATTCTGATGATGGTTCAAAACGGAAAAAAGGTTTTTCAAGTTCCGGTTAGGGATGAAGTGCAGATTACTTGGGAAAGAAAAGGAGCTCCGGGGAGAATGACCTTCCGTGCGATGTATGATAAAAAGTTCAAGATCGTGGAAGGTAACGCAGTCACTTTTTCTGTCGGAGATACCAAGATGTTCTTTGGATTTGTATTTTCACGCAGAGTAGATCGTGAGGGTTGGGTTGAGTACACAGTATATGACCAGCTCCGATATCTGAAGAACAAAGACACCCGAGTGATCAAGAAAAAGCGTGCAGATCAGATCGTGAAAAAGATTGCTGATGATTTTTCATTACAGATAGGGAAACTTGCTAATACCGGGTATTCCATGAGCATGATCAAAGATAATTCCACTCTATTTGACATTATTCAGGATGCACTTGATGAAACGCTCATGCAGAAGGGAAAGATATACGTTCTGTTTGACAAAAACGGAGAGATCAGGTTATCTGATGTGAATAGCATGAAAGTCAACGCCTGCTTAGTGGATGCTGATACAGGAGAAGATTTTTCGTACACTACATCGATTGATACAGATGTATACAACCAAATCAAGCTCATATATGAGAACAAAAAGACAGGAAAATATGATGTCTATATGGCAAAGGACAGTAAGAATCAGAATAAATGGGGTGTCCTTCAGTACGTTGAAAAAATAGACAGCCCCGATGTTGGTAAGCTGAAATCGACCTGCCTTTTGAAAATGTATGACCGTGTATCCAAGACTTTGACTATAGATGGGGTGATAGGACATCCAAAAGTCAGAGCTGGATGTATGGTTCCGGTTAATCTCGACATATATGGGTTGAAAGTTGCTAACTATATGATCGTTGAAAAGGTTACTCATGTAATATCCAACAACAGCTGGAAGATGAGCCTTGACGTATCCGGAGGAGGTATAGGATGAGCGATTCAAGTTTGGTTCAGGTGATCCGACGGATAGTCAAGGAAACCGTGGACGCAGATAAACCATGTGATTACACAGTCGGTACGGTGGTCAATGTTAATCCGCTTGAAGTTAAGATATCAAACAACCTGACCATAGATGATGAGTTTATTGATGTATGTGAAAAACTCACAGATTATGAGCTGAAGGTTGACATCACAGACAGAACGGAGCCATATCCGGAAGAAACACCGAACCATAGGCATGACATCAAACTAAGGAAAACAACGATAAAGGTTTATAATGCCCTGAAGGTCGGAGATAAGGTAGCAATGTTAAGAAGAGCCAGAGGCCAGAAGTTTTTAATCATAGATAAGGTGGTGAGCTGATGATACCAAATCAGGAGAATTATGATGAAGAAGTCGAAGAAGACTACAATCCGGATTTTACGATAGAGACACAGCCATCGCTCACTTGGGCTATGAACATCAATGAACCGGAGATGCTCGATGAGGTTAAAAACTCATTTATCGGAAAAGTAGACGAAGAGGATGCGGTTCTTCAGGCGGCTATGAAGATTCTTCAGACAGAGCGAGGAGCATTTGATATCTATTCGGATGATTACGGTATCGAGCTCGAGGATCTTCGTGGTATGGATATGATCTACTGTGAAAGTGAGATACCTGTCCGTATCAAAGAGGCCTTGATGGTGGATGATCGGATTGATGATGTTACTGATATTATAGTTGAGCGCACAAATGATAGAAGAGCGCTACACGTCAGTTTTACTGTTCAGACTGCTGATATTGAAATACCTATGGAAACGGAGGTAGAAGTTTAATGTTTGAGAATCGGACATACGACTATGAGCTCGAAAAAATGAAGGATAATGTCAGTGATGCATATGATAAGCGTGAAGGATCCATCATACACGATGCGCTTGCACCCACGGCTTTATCCTTGGAAGAGTTTTATTCGTTTTTGGACATGGTGCTGACTGAATGTTTCGCTGATACAGCATCATATACATATCTCATAAAAAGGGCAGCGGAAAGAGGAATGCTCCCATATGAGGAGACACAGGCCGTTGTTAAGATGGTTGCCATACCTTCCAGTGTTCAGATAGAGATCGGTGATAAGTTTAACCTTGGAGATCTCAACTATACTGTTACGAGACTTGGAGACACGGCAGGAGAGTATCAGCTCACCTGCGACACTCCCGGAACCGCTGCCAATCAACAGATCGGTGCGGTGATCCCTATCGAGACTGCCAATGATATGAATGATCTTGAATCTGCCGAGATCACGGAGATACTGATCCCCGGCGAAGATGATGAGGATGTGGAAGATTTCCGTGCGAGATATTTCGGATCATTTGATTCAGAGGCGTTTGGCGGGAATGTCGCTGATTATATAGATAAAGTCAGCAGAATTGACGGAGTTGGTGGTGTCAAAGTTTTCAGACGATGGAGAGATGGTTATAATCCTTCCGATTTTGTACCTTCTGCGGCCGTTACGACTTGGTATGAAGGAATTATAGAATCACTCCCTGCGGAGCCAAAAGCGTGGCTCACGGCAGTGTACACGGCGGCAAAAATGAAATATCTCACAGTCGGAGGAACTGTCGAGATTATGATTATCGATTCGAATTATGAAGTTCCATCTCAGACGCTTATCGATACCGTTCAGGAGCTCGTGGATCCGGAAGGACACTCTGGGGATGGGGTTGGAATAGCATCAATCGGTCATGTAGTAACTGTGACAGGAGTTGAAGAGTTTACCATAGATGTTACGCTGATAGATGTAGAGTATGATACAGGCTATTCATTCGCAACACTCAAGACAGTTATCGAAGAATCGATTGACGCCTTTTTCTCTGATCTTGCGAAAAACTGGGCGTCAAGTGAAGAAGTGGTCGTGAGAATCAGTCAGCTTACATCTGAATTACTAACTATCGATGGAATCGTGGATATCCCATCGATGGAACTTAACGGAGAAGCTGAGAACATCACTCTGACAGAAGGTCAGATTCCGAAACGAGGTGAGGTAGTTGGCTGAATTACTTCCTAAAAGAGAGAAGCTGTATGATTATCTCCCGATGCTCATGAAATCATTCGGGGAGATGAAAGAAATATTTAAGAGCGTTCAGATCGAAACAGATGAGATGGAGAACGGAATCAGATTCGTTCTTAACAACGCATTTATTGAGACAGCTGACGAATATGGTATTGCCAAGTATGAAAAGGTTCTCGGGATCTTACCATCGGATGACGATGATCTGGAAGTCAGACGGATGAGAGTGAAGATCAGATGGAATGATTACTTACCATATACAGTGGCGACGCTCCGGGAGAAGCTTGATACGATCTGCGGAGTTGGGATGTATACGCTCAGCATGGACTTGGAGAACTATCAAATTGATGTACTCACTCAGCTTGTATCCCCGACCATTCTCGATGAAGTGACCATGTTACTTGAAAAAATACTTCCAGCTGAGATGGTATACTCAGTTGGTCAGCTGTTTAATACATGGGATTTATTTGGGGCATATAAGTGGGGTGTATTAGTGTCAAAAACTTGGGATGAAGTTAAATCTGATGAAATCTAAGGAGGTATAAAATGCAGCATTCTTCAAATTACAATTTCAATCTCCCAGAACCGACTGATTTTGCCGACGTATCAAAATTAACGGAGAACTGGCAAAATGCAGATGATGTTATTGGTGAGATATCGGAAAAACAGTTCAATTCTGTATATAGTCTTTGCAATGGAGAGACCACGATTGAAAACACGGCTCAAGGTAAGGTCATTACTGAAAGAGATGACTCTTCAAATATTACTGCCGTAACGACATTCTCCCCTACAGCCACAGGGAAGATAATAACAACCGTTGTTACACCGGATGCCGGTGATTATAAATATACAAGAACGGAAGAAATTATAAAACAAGCTGGCGGTAATAAGCGCATACCATTCAGCTACACCAAATCACTTAAATCATAAGGAGGTTAATCTATGAGCGCATGGGCTGAAGCAGATACGGTCATCGACGAGTTGACTCAAGTTATTGAATCACAAGGAGGATCGGAGAACAAATCTGCGATTATTGTAACCACATCATCCAACAGCTACATCGGAGAGACTGTTCATGTTGACCATATGGATGGTGTTGAAAGTTTAACAGGTACGTTAGAAGATCAGGGAGACGGGACAGGAAAAGCGATCATCTATGTGTCGTATGTCGGAAAATACCGCGTCTATGTGGACAATGATGCGGAAGTCATGGCTGACATACCAACACTTGGATCTGTGGCGAAAACGGAGATCAATCCTTATTTTTTGTTTGGTTTCCACGCATCTGGCGCTCTGTCTGATCCGGACACGATGATAACACCGATCGAGGGCTGCCAGAATGAGAACTTCGAGAGTGTTCATGTTGATTTTGAAACAGGGCTCATCGATGGTGGTGACTGGTTTGATGTTGAGATCGTGGACAATAAAGCAAAGATAAAGAATGCTCCGTTCTTCTTCCCTCGTTCCTGTATGCTGACGAATGCCGGGAGCGTTTCATATTATCTGGATGAGCTGGATGAATCGAAAAAAGAGGACGGAACAGCTTCTGATGTTTCCAACACATCCTATGGTGGAAATGCCATGATGGAATGGGGGCAGGATGATAAAATTATCTATATGAAGGTTGTTCCTGATTCAAACGACGAAACGAGTGGCTCATATTACTTTTCTGACAAGAAACTCGATTCCGGGTTCAAGGACTATGCGTTTCGTGACAAGAATAATGAGCAGGTTCCTCATTTTTACACAGCCAAGTACTTCGGCAGCGGTTCTGCATCAAAAATGCGTTCTCTGTCCGGTCAGACAAACTTCGTCAATGACACGGCAGCGAACGAGATCGCAGGAGCACGCGCAAACGGAGCTGACATCTGGGACACCACGACACTTGCACAGTGGATGCTCATCAATGGCTTGCTGATCCTCATGGCAGGAACAACGAACACTCAGGCAGCATACGGAACTGGCAGATGCAAATCCACGAACACTGCTGCGATCAACACCGGGACAATGGACGGCAAGGGGATGTTCTGGGGCTCCGATGATGAGACCAGTGGCGTGAAGGTATTCGGAATGGAGAACTGGTGGGGGAATCTCTGGCGAAGGATCAGGGGCTATATCAATGCATCCGGAACAATAAAGGTAAAACTCACAAGAGGAACAAACGACGGATCCACAGCATCCGACTACAACACGGACGGAACAGGCTACATCACTATTCCGAACTGCACGCCTTCAGGAACATCCGGAGGGTATATCAGTGAGATGAAGTTTACGGAATACGGAATGTTCCCGAAGGTTGCATCCGGATCCGATCAGACATTCTACTGTGACGGTCTCTGGTTTAACAATAGTCAGTCTAACTATGCCGTTGTCGGCGGCGACTGGAGCAACGCGGGTCATGTTGGGGCGCTTTACGTCGGTCTGGGCCGCACTCCGTCGACTGCGACCGCGGGCATTGGCTCCGCGCTTTCTTGCACACCGCTCGCGTCGTAGACGCTCGAAAGGAGTGAATTGTGCGTAGCACAAGAGAGGGAAACGCGACCGGAACGGCGCGTGTCCCTTTTGTAACTGTAAATTGAGGATATAGATGGCGGCGCTGGGCTTTTTGGTAGGCTTGCCTATGTCGGCGGCAACTGGAACAACACGGGTCATGTTGGGACGCTTTACGTCAATCTGAACAACACTCCGTCGAATGCGAACGCGAACAATGGCTCCGCGCTACCTTGACTTTTTAAGTAAGGTTTTAATGCCGCGCATCTTCTCCACCTCTTGGTGAAAATAAACCCGATCAGAGCACCCGTTAGTAGTTAATCGAAAGCGGGCGAGGGAGTCAAGAGAAAATGAAATCAGTAAATCACGTTTACGAGATAGCAAAAAGCCTGACTGTCAGAAGGACAGCCGTCCACAATGTGCTAAGGAACGCAAGAAAAACAAGAGAGTTCAAGCAATATGTTGGGAGGGAAGATGAGACAGTCGAGATGGCAGAGGACTGGATCGAGAACTATGAAAACGATTCCCATCACGCTGTGGAAATCTATGACGGCATAGGACACAAAAAGCGAACTATCATAGTTCCGACCACGAAGGAGCTGATCGTCCAACACTGTATCGTGGAAGCTCTGAAGCCTATGTTCTTCCGTGGAATGTATCGTCATTCATACGCATCTGTACCTTGGAGGTTCATACGGAGCGGAAACGATAAGCCGGTGTTTTTCAAGGATGTGAGAGGAGCTCACTCCGGGAAGAAAACCATTGAGAAATGGATGAAGGACAGGAAAAATACCAAGTATGTTCTGAAAATGGACATCAGGCACTATTTTGAGTCTATCCCGCACGACATCCTGAAGCGTAAGCTGGCAGAACGGATCCACGATGAAAAGATGATAAACCTGATGTATAAGATCATCGATGTAGTCCCTCAAGGACTTCCGCTTGGTTTTTACCTGTCGCAGTGGCTGTCTAACTGGTATCTGGAAGGACTTGACCACTACATAAAAGAAGAAGAATTGCACGCGGTCTATTATATCCGTTATATGGACGATATGGTGATCTTCGGGAGCAACAAAAGAAAACTCCACGAGATGAGAAAACGGATCCAGAGGTACTTGGTGGAGGAGCTCGGCCTGACACTTAAGGATAACTGGCAGGTGTTCCGGTTCCAGTATTACAAGGACGGTAAGCCATACGGGAGGGATCTGGACTTCATGGGGTTTCGTTTTTACAGATACAAAACAGTGCTCCGGAGATCCATAATGCTAAAATGCACGAGAAAAGCCAAGAGGATATCCAAGAAGGAACACCCAACAGTGTACGATGCGAGACAGATGATGTCATATAAAGGCTATCTGAAAGCTACGCAAACACATAATATGTACCTGAAACGCATCAGGCCGTATGTAAACTTTGACAGACTGGCAGAAATAATCAGCATTTACGATAAAAGGAGGTTGAAATATGAACTTTGTGGTTGAGCACGGAACTTGGGAGGATAGGCCGCCTGAGGTTGATATGAACAGTTGTCCGGGCAAGGTGTATGTAAGAAAAAACATCCACCGGGAAACAGTCGGAACTGGTGAGGAAGCCGTTGAGGAATGGGTGTGTGAGATGGCTCTGATAACATTGAATGAATTTGCAGCATACTCTCAGGCTGTGGCGCTGGAAAAACAGGCACAGATGGATGTAACACTGGCAGAGATTCTTTTGAACCAGATGGAGGTGTAAAAATGAGCGCGACATATTATGCAATCTGTAAGAGGTATTACGATCAGGGGATATACTCTGATGATGATCTAAAGAGGTTTGTCAAGTCAGGCAAGCTTACAAAAGACGAGTACGAGCAGATCACCGGTAAACCATATATAGGAGAATAAAAATGTGGGAAGCGATA